ATATTTTAAATATAAAAATTATATTAATGCCTTAATTAAACTAATGTTTTCTAAATCTAAAAATTTATCAATACAACTATTATAATCATAATATTTTACTCCATTTATATAAAAAGTTTTTTTATCAGTTATTAAATGGTATATTTTCTTTAATTTTATACTTTCTCCATACATATCTAAAGTTGCATACATTCCTAAATCCGAATCACAAATATGTATATTTGGTCCGCATTTTATATTTTGATTATTTTCTAAACTATAATTCTTTATATCTAAATCATCCGCTTTGATTTCAACAATTCCTACCACTCTTTCTCCATATTTTAATACATCATTCACCTTTAATTCTTTAATTTTTACGCTATGTCCATCAAACATTTCAATACTAGTATTTTCTTCAAAACCTCCATCAAGATATTTATGTATATCACCTAAATTAAATGATTTTGGTAAATATTTATCACATTTAGATTTAATTTCCTCTATTTCATTTTTATCTAATTCATCATAATCGCCAAATATTAAATCATTTATTTTTATTGTTTTATTCGATGTATTTATACAATATACCTTTTCATAATTCTTATCCATTAGTTTACTATCTGGATGGTTTTTTACCTTAATCCATTCATTATTGAATTTTACTTTATGTTCACCGGTACAATATATTTTGTGTAACTGATATATATCATCTAAACAGGCCATTTCCATAAAAGCAGTTACCATATTATCATCTTCTAATATCATTCCTACTTTCACATTTTTCATTTTAGTTTTTTCACCATTTTTTAGTATTAAAATTGTATTTCCATCGAAACATGATGGTATTCCTGGTAAAGGATTCACAAATTTCTTTAAAATCATCATATCTATTATCCAAACTATTAATGCCATCACTAAAATTGCTATAAATAAGGCTAATAAAGGAATTGCAAAAGGTAAACCTAATCCAAATGGAATAACAAATAAAACTACTATTATAGCTGCTAATGATAGCAATATTCCTGTTACTATTTGAACTATTCCTGTAACTGCAGCTATTATTGTTTCAAATGTCCCAAATAAAGTAAACACTCCTGCTGTCATTACACCTTGAGCTTGTTGGAACATATTTTTTATTTTTATCATAATTACCTGAAGAGGAATTAAAAAATTTAAAATTCTTCCCATTATATCTTCTGATACCCCTGCTATTGCCTTTCTTATACTATCTAATACTTTTCTTATTGCTTGTACAGCCTCACCTATTAAATTCATTACCTCTGTTAAAAGATTTACTAAATAATAAAGCGGAGCTAAAAATATGTTAATAATGTCTGTTAAAATATTGTAAATACAATTATTAAAATTAGAGGCTGTAAATTCAAATGCAGTTTGATTATCTGGCTTATTTATTAATCCTGCAAATGGTATTACACTTGGATTACATCTTTGATTCAACCAATCTGCTTTGATAGGTTCTATATTATTAAGAATATAATAATAGGAAATGGCTACAAAAAATACTAAGATTAATATTAGTGTTAACCATAATGACCCTCCATATTTTTCTAAAAAACCTGCTTTGCTATATATTTTATTTATTACTTCAAAAATAGAATTACTCATATATTTTAATTGTATAATAAATAAAATGAATTAAATTTTTAATTTTGACATAAATCTGACCATTGCTCCCGGTGGACCAGCCCATCCTGCTTCCATTGTCATCACAGAACCTTGTAGTATATACATCATTGTTACGATAGTTCCTATTGTTTTTGCAACCATATCTTTCATTTTTATTAATAAATATTGAAATTGGGTTAATATATTTAAAAATACTCCAAAAATACTTTGAATTATACTTGTTATAAAATTTCTTAATACATTAAAAAATGATCTTACAAATTGTATAGCATCCATAAATTCTCCACTTATTCCTCCCATTACACTCATTAAATAGTTCATTGGCGATAATAAATAACTCATAAAATCCATTTGCATATTCTGAATACAATAAGTAAAATTTTGTGCAGCATCATGACCAAATGCTCCCGCAAAAGGCATAACTGTTGGGTTACATCTATACTCTGGCCAATTATTCTGTATATTTTTTATACCTACTGCTAAAATATTATAAAAATACATTCCAACAAATATTAAAATTATTAAAATTGCATAAGTAATATCACTTGATCTCATATTAATTTATATTGTTATTTTATTTTTTAGTTTTTCACTTCTTTGTTCTTTTGGATTTGTTATTTTTCCTTTTTGTTTGTTTTCCTTTTGTTTTTTTATAACCACCTTTTTTGCAATTTAATCTGGGGTCAATAATTTTTTGGTCTTCTGTGCTTCGTTCACATACTTCTTTTTCTACTTGTTCTTTTGTAAGTTGTCCTCTACCTCTTATATTCGTTTTATCGTAACCAAATATTCGTCTTACTTTATTTACATACTCCAAATCATCAAATACTAATACCAAACGCTGTTCCAACCATTTTTCATACTTTTGTCCACGGATTCTACCAAATGCAAATAAACCATCCATGGCTCCATTACCCCCTTTTTTATTCTTTCTAGATATTCTCTTTTTTCTCATTGAATTTCCTCCACTCATACACATCCAGGTTTCATTAGGTCCTACTAAACCTGACCCATTACAAGTTCCTCCTCCTGCTTGAGGGTTACATGCTGCACTTTGACAATGAGGTGTTTTGGATGCATCTCCAATACAACTATCACAAGAACCATTTGCTTTAGTTTGAAGATTAGTTGAATTGGTGCCTTGACTATTAGAATTTACATCTTGTCCTCCTGCAGATACTGGAGGCCCAGAGCTTGGAAAAGATGGAACTACAACCTGTCCTGACCCACCTTTATGTGTTCTTCTTCTTTTTTTGCTTCCTCCTGTGCTATTTATACTTTGTTGCTGTGAGGTTTGATTTGACCTATAAGCCATTGCATTACTTCTAGGAGAGGATGCGCCATCTTGATATCCCGCTTGCTTAAATGCGGTAACACCACTACTTTCACTTTGTTGATGTGGTAAAGACATATATAAATATATTTAGAAAAAGTTTATACTTAAAATATTATTTATATTTACATTATAATGAATGATTTAGAGAGACTTAATCTACAGAAAATGATTCAAGCTAATGATGCGGAAAATAATACGCATTTGATTCGTAATCTTAAACACAGTAAACTCATCTTAGCTGATGTTGATGAATTATTAAAAATTAAAAAACAAAATCCTAGATTAGCTAAATCAAATCCGGATGTTTTTGATAAAATGTGTGTAAGTAAATGTCAATTTTTATTTAATAATTATACTGATATTTTTAATAAAGTAAAAAAAGATGAAATTGATTTAAATATTTTAGTAAGATTATTAAATGTTCTTCATTCTATCGAAGAAGGACAAGTTGACCAACATGAAGGTTCATTTGAAGTAGGTAAATTATTAAAACAAATTTACATTGATAGTGCTTTGAAAAAAGCAGATAAATTGGACGAAAAATATTCTAATAAAAAAGGAGAACGGAAAAAACCTGAGGAAAAAATAAGTTGGAAAGAATTTAAAGAGAGAAATAATAAATAAATATTATTTTAAAATTGATTTTTAAAATTATATAAAAATTAAAGTATAATAAACCAAAATGAGTTACAAATTAGTTATTGTTGAATCTCCTGCTAAATGTCAAAAAATAGAGTCCTATTTAGGTTCTGGTTTTAAATGTATTGCTAGTTATGGTCATATTCAAGAATTACCTGGTATTAAAAATATCGAAATGGATAATAATTTTCATCCTAATTTTCAACCACTTCAATCAAAGAGTTTACAAATTAATAAAATTCGAACAATGATTAACAAAGCATCCGAAGTATTAATTGCTACGGATGATGATAGGGAAGGTGAAGGAATTGGATGGCATTTATGCCAGGTATTTAGTCTTCCACTCACAACAAAACGAATTATTTTCCATGAAATTACCAAAAATGCTATTCAAAGAGCAGTTGCCAATCCTGGTAGGTTAAATTTAGATTTAGTTCAGGCGCAACAAGCTAGACAAATTTTAGATGTTCTTGTAGGTTATAAAATTAGTCCAATATTATGGCAGCATATTTCTAGAAATTCAAAGACCGGATTATCTGCTGGAAGGTGTCAAACACCAGCATTGCGAATTGTGTATGATAATCAAAAAGATATTGATGCGTCACCTGGCAAAAAAGTGTATAATACTACTGGTTATTTTACCCAACTTAATTTACCTTTTGCTTTGAATCACAATTTTGAAATTATTAGTTTTAATAGTGCCACAAATACTATGGAGGATTTTTTGGAAAAGTCAGTTGAATTTGATCATATTTATTCGTGTAGTAAACCAAAATCAACAACTAAAAATCCCCCTACACCATTTACAACAAGTTCCTTACAACAAAAAGCGTCCAGTGAATTAAATATTTCACCAAAGGAAACAATGTCTATTTGTCAAACTCTTTATGAAGCAGGTTTAATTACCTATATGAGAACAGATAGTACTACTTTTAGTGTTGAATTTATTCAAAAGGCTAGTGATTTTATTAAAGATAAATATGGAGAACCTTATTTGAATGAAAATGTGAATAGCTTAAGTGAGAGAAAAGCTGAAAAGCCTAAAAAAGGAAAGAAATCTAAAAAAGAAGAAGAAAATAATGCTCAAGAAGCACATGAAGCTATAAGACCTACAGATGTTACTTTGGAAAAAATAGCAGACTCTTATAGTCCCAAAGAGAGAAAAATGTATAATTTAATTTGGTCAGTTACAGTTGAAAGTTGTATGAGTCCAGCAAAATATTTGTCAATTGGAGCGAAAATTACAGCGCCCATGGATAAGGAATACAAACATAATGAAGAATTAGCAGAATTTCCTGGATGGAAAATCGTAAGAGGTTATGATAAAGAAAATGGAAATTATACATTCCTCCTTACTATAAAAAATGAATCCAAGGTAAATTATAATAAAATAACTGCCAAAGTAAGTATTAAAGATTTAAAATCGCATTACACCGAAGCTAAATTAGTGCAATTACTTGAAGAAAAAGGGATTGGTAGACCATCTACATTTTCAAGTTTGATTGATAAAATTCAAGAACGAGGATATGTGAAAAAAGATAATGTAACAGGAAAAAAAATAAAATGTGTAGATTATGAATTAGAAAAGGATGAATTACAAGAGATTGAGGATGAGAGAGAATTTGGCAATGAAAAAAATAAATTAGTTATTCAGCCTCTTGGTGTGCTTGTATTAGAATTCTTGATTCAACATTTTGATAAATTATTTGACTATGAATATACCAAAAATATGGAGACTAATTTAGATAGTATAGCTAAAGGTGATAAAGTATGGCATCATTTATGTAAAGAATGTAGCGATGACATTGATGATTGTTCTAAGGATTTAAAAACAGTTGATAAAAAGACAATACAAATTGATGATACACATGTATTTATGGTAGGAAAATATGGACCAGTTATTAAGAAACAAGAAGGAGAAAAGACTACTTTTATAAATTGTAGAAAGGATTTGGATATGGATAAATTAGAAAAAGGAGAATATGAATTGGAAGAGTTGATAGAAAAACAGAGTTCAAATAAAATTATTGGAAAATATAAAAAAGATAATGTCATACTAAAAAAAGGTAAATTTGGAAATTATATTGAATGGGGATCAAATAAGAAATCGTTGAATGGTATTCAAAAAGAGGTGGATGAAATTACTATGGAAGATCTAATTCCCATTATTGAAAATAAGGTGACCTTAAATACATCAATAGTTAGAGAAATAAACCAAGATATTAGTATAAGAAATGGAAAATATGGTCATTACATTTATTATAAAACAAAAAAAATGACCAAGCCTAAATTTATTAAATTGGCTGGATTTAAAGGGGACTATAATAATTGTCCAAAAGAGCAAATACAGGAATATGTGTCTAAAAATTAAATTGGGTGACTTAAACTAAAACATTGAATTATTTTACAATCTTCACATATACCTACTACACCATAAGGTTTAAGAAATATTAAATTATGATTATATCTTACACAGTCATTTTTTTTCCATTTTTGATGATAAATATTATGAAAATTGGTATGAACTCTTTGATGACATCTTTTAAAACCTTCAATTGATTCATCTGTAATAGAGGGTAATTCACTATTAAAATTTAAATCTCTAGAAGGAAGGTTTATTATTCTTAAGGATGTAGGCAATCTATTTGCTCTGCACATAGGACAATTACCTGCCCAATTATTAATACATTCCCTATGATACAAATGTCTACAAACATAAGCTTTTGTGCCTTCATTTTCATTCAAATTTTCTAAACAAATAGAGCATAATTTCAAGTTATCCAAAAGATTACAGTGTTGATAAACACCTGGTATTGAACAATTTGTTTTCATTGAATTAAATTTAAAGTTAAATGTTTAATATAATTAAATTCAATTTTTATTTTTATAGACTATATAAATCGGGGACTCTAACAACATAATCTCTAGCAATTTCATCTTTAAGTTGATTAAAAGCAATGGTAAAATTAAAATTACAATCTTTAAATTCAACAAGTCGTCCGTCATGATATCTAAATTTAAATTTTAATTTTTTTATTTTATCAATAGGAGGATGATATTGGACAACATTTTGTAAAAATCCATTTCTTGAGTCAAATATTT